CATTAAGAGAAAAAATGATGTTCCATACACTGTATATACTTTGAATTTTATAAAGGAAATTGACAAAAACATTGATCTTAAATTAGCATCTTTTGTTAAATATAAAGAAGAAGATGCTGAAACAGGCAAGAAAAAAGTAAAATTTTTCAATGTTGTTATGGAAGAGAAAGTTTAAAGGACGTGCAAACTTAGTAATGATGGAAAAGGGTTGTAACCCTTTTCCTAACTTTTATATACATTATAATTGCAATTCTTTTTAAAATATCGAGATTACTATGTATTGTGAAATATGTAAAAAAGAAGTTGGTGTATTAGGAAGACATCTTTGCAGAAAACATAAAGATTTAAACCCAAAAGATTATTATGATAAATTCTTGAAAAAGCCGGGTGAAGGTATTTGCCCAGTTTGTGGAAAAGAAACAACATTTTGGAAATTATCTTATGGTTATAGTGTATGTTGTTCACGATTGTGTAATTGTCAGTATGAAAATACAATAGATAAACGAAAAAATACTTTATTAAAAAATTATGGTGTAGATTCACCTTTAAAATCTAAGGAAATAAAAGAAAAAGTTTTTACTAAAGAATATTCTGATTTAATGTCTAATATTTTAAAAGAAGCATTTTCTAAATGTTCTGATGAAGTATGGAAAAAACGAACTAAAAAATTTCATAAAAATTTACAGGAAAAATATGGTGAAGGTATAATAAATGTATCACAAATACAGGAAATAAAATTAAAAATAAGAAAATCTTATCGTTTAAATGGTGTTAGAAAAAATTGTTATATTTTTGATGAAAAAATATTTGATAGTAGTTGGGAATTAGCATATTATATTTGGTTAAAAGATAATAATATAGAATTTGAATATCACCCAGATATATTTTTTGAATACACAATTCAAAATAAAAAACATCATTATTTTCCTGATTTTAAAGTCGGTGACAATTTTGTTGAAATAAAAGGAGATGCTTTTTTAAATGAAGGAAAATGGAAAATGACAGATGAAAAATTAAATTGTATAAAACAAAACACAATAATGCTTACTAGAAAAGAAATAACACCAATTTTATATTATATAAAAAACAAGTATGGTAAACATTATTTGAAACAATTTAAACAAAAAAATAACAATGAGAAATAATAATGACCCATGATATAAAATATAATGGTGCCTGGATAACGATTGATGGCAAGTTAATACCCTATATTGCGATGGCAGATATGGCACCGCTTTATGGGGAGTACATATTAACTTGTTATTATGTACGGAGACTTGGAAACTTACCAAGACCCTAATGATTTCAGTCTTAAAATTCGTTCCCAAAATTTTAAAGAATATTCAGACTTATTTGATTGTCTAACAAGTTCAATTTCATTAGAACTACTCCAAGATATGAAAGTGTTACACGGAGCAGATATTGAAGCTGAAGCTATTAATATGTGCAGACAAGTAACAATAAGATTCTTTAAAGATAATGCACAGTCAATGGAGTTGTATAATTACTTTATTTCTAAACAACAAGAAAGTATTGATGTGGTATATAAGTATGTGGATATATACTCCAGACTGAACGAAATGGAAAAAGATTTTTCAAGTTCAAGTACAAACAAAAAGTAACTGTTATAAATAAATTCAAATATATTTACTATATTTTCATTTGCCGACTGGTGTAGATAGGTTGTAGAAAATCCACCAAAGGCTGTTAAACGATAAAATAAAGAGGTAAATAAGATGGCAAATAAATTGCTTGAAAAGATGAAGAAAGAAAAAGCATTTCTTGATGTTTTGGAAAAAGAACACAAGGAAGATGAATGGCTTTCCACCAACTGTATTTCAGTTAATTTGTTATTAAGTGGAAAGATTAAAGGCCGGAATTAAGAAGGGTTGTATTTCCCAGATTTGTGCTGATTCCGGTTGGGGTAAGTCAATGATTGGTTACTCTGTTCTAAAATCTGCTTATGATTCTGGAATGGATTGTTTTATTATTGATACTGAAAATGCTACAAATTTTGATGTTTTGACTTCACTCGGTGTTAATATGGATGAAGTTGGTGTTTTCAAGACCAATCGTATCCCAGAATTAAAACAAATTCTCGCAAAATTAAGTAAGGGATTGACCCGTGAAGAAGCACGAAATGTGTTTGTTCTTTTTGACTCATGGGGTCCAATTGTTGAAGAACAGGTAATGGAAAAGGCTGAAGAAGCTAGTTCCGCTGTTAATATGTCATCTGCCAAGTTCAAGAACGAATTGGCAAATGTGCTTCTTGCTTGTAATTTCACAACACTTGTATTGAACCACGTCTACGCTTCTCTACAGATGTATGGTGATAAATTTGAAATTCCAGGTGGTAAGAGATTGTTCTTTAACTCTGATGCTATTATGCTTGCTTCTAGTGCTGCAAAGGACAAGGACAAGGAAGGTAACATTTTGGGTAAGGTAATTACTGCTGGTGTTAAGAAGGGCCGTGCTGCTAAGGAATTTGTGAAGACTAAGTATCTTATTCTTCATAATGGTGGTGTTTCTCCATATTACGGACTTCTTGACGAAGCCATTGACTGTGGTGAAGTATACAAGCCAAAGCCAGGATATTATTCTCGTACAAACTTTGATGTGGATAAAGCCACAGGCGAAGCCACAAAGATGTGGAGAGAAGAAGAACTCTATTGTCCTGAATTCTGGATTCCTATCTATCAGACCGAAAACTTCAGACACTATGTTGAAGCTAAGTTCGCCTTTGAAGACCAGGAATTAATCACTTCTTCACAGAATGTATTGGATATGATTAACGGTAAGACTTCAGTTCCCGTTAAGACCAATGCTGACGATGAAGATGATGAATAATTAATACAAATTAAATGCTGGGTGGCAAGTCTGCCCAGCATTTTTTCACTTAAAAAGTGAAGTTACCTTTCCCTTACAAAATATTTTTCTATATTTGAATTTGTATGAATAATGATTTTGAAAAATTAATTATAAAAACCTTGTTTAGTAATGCTGATGTTTGTTCCAAGGTTTTGCCTTCTCTAAACGAAGGTTGGTTCAGTGATATAGATTGTAAAATTGTTGCCCAAGAGATTATTGACTTCAATGGAAAGTATGGCAGAATGCCTAATGTCCTTGAAACGAAACAGTTGTTAAATCGTAACAACAATGTTGAAACTCTTGAAGTATTCAAAGAATGTATGGATATTCCTGACGAAGAAGCTAATACTGAATTTTTGCTCAGTGAAATTGAAGAGTTTGTTAGAAAGAAGCTCTGCTACAATGCCAGTAACGAAATTGTTAAGTATGTAACACAAGGCATTCACCCAGCATATTCTTTTGCAGATTCTTTGTCAGATGCTGAAACATTTACTTTTGACACAAACATTGGTTTCTCTGTGTTTGATGATTTGAAGCGCTTGTATGAAGACGCAAACACAAAGGAAAAGATTTTAAAGACCCGGTGTTAAGACCATTGACGATATGTTAATGGGTGGATTACACGAAAGTTCTTTGAACTTGATAATGTCTTCCACTAATGTCGGTAAAACTTTGATAATGTGTTCGCTTGCAACTAACCTTATTCAAAATGGTTACAAGGTATTATATGTGACCTTTGAAGATAGTGAAAACAAGATTGCTTCCCGTATCGCACAGAATATGTTTGATATTTCTCAAACACAGTTCAAGCTAATGTCACAAAATGACTTCGCACAAGCATATAGAATGATGTGTAGCAAGTTTAAAGGTATTCACGGAGATTCTTTGATTGTTAAAGAATATCCTGAAAGTTCAACCAATGCTCTTGCTTTGAAGTCACTTTTGAAGGATTTGGAAGACAAAAAGAAATTCAGACCAGATGTAATGTTCGTAGATTATATTGGCTGTATGATTCCTAATGGTCGTATCAATTCCAATGTGAATGAAGCTTCTATCCTTAGAACTGTTTCACAACAAGTTCGTGCTGTTGGTCAGGAATGGAATATTCCTATTGTTTCTGCTTCACAGACAAATCGTGGTGGTTATAATGCTGCTGAAGTTGGTTTGAATGATATTGCAGACTCATTTGGTGTAACACAAAAGGCTGACTCTATTATTTCTGTAACCCAGACACCTGAATTTAAGGACCAAGGAATTTATCAATTAAAGTTGTTAAAGACCCGTTATGGTAATAATAAGGAACAGGTAGCAACTATTGGTGTAAGCATTGAAAAACAGCGTATTTACGATTTGAACAGTGGTGCTGCTCAACAGACTACTGCTAACATTTTCACAGCCACTAAATCAAAAAATAATGGTGACGAAGATGCTTCAAATATGCTAAATGATATTGAATTATAGGAGATGATATGAATTTAGACGCTTTAATCAGTAACGATTATACAGATACTGCTCTGAATAAGAAAAGTTACAAAGAAAAATTCTTTAATCTTCTTGCGAAAAATGGTTTTGATTTTTCGGATATTGACGATGCTACTCATTTACCAAAATCACTATTACCAGTAATGGCAAATGATACAGAACCATTCAATAAATTTAACATTTGTCTTTCAAACTTAAATAAGGACAAAGAAGTGAATATATTGGATGCAGTATGTTTCTTGGTTAGTGATTATCTGGACGCTCCAATAGCATTAAAATGTCTGGACGAAATGAACTTTATTGCTGTCAAGAATGAATTACAGAAACGATTTAAAATAAAATCACAAGAAAAAGGACAGGATTTTTCTTTGTTAGATTATTTGGGTTAGTATGGCACTTAAAATTACAGAATATTTAAAAGGTTCAAATGAAAAAAGAATAATCTACTTAATGCCAGCCAAAGATGGTTCAGATTGGCAATATATTAATTTGTCTAAAGGGCATATCTGTCCTTGCAAATTTGAAAGCCGAGCTGCGGCATTGGAAGATTTTAAAAGATATACTTATAAATTTGACAGAGTAGTAATTGAGGAATTAGATGCATTATAGTAAAGATGGTGTGTATAACTTGTATAGAACCATTAAGAATTTCTTACAAAATCCTACGAAAGGAAAGTATAAGAAATTAATGGAGAACGACTTCAATTATTTTACACAACATTATTACAACCAATGTCCTAATTGGGATAAAGGTGCTGTATACTTTGTTCCATTAGCAAATGCTTTGAACTGTGGTAAGGTTAGCATTATGGAGTTGTGTTCTGCATTTATTGGTGATTTTATTATTAAGAATAAGACTACAACAATAAAAGTGATAACCACCATTGACAATGTGAAGGAATTTGCTAAATTTTACACTGTCATTGAAACAAAAAAACATTTTGAATACATAAAAGAGCTTGAGGAGAAGTTGTCAAATCCAGATAATGTGTTTGACAATTTTAACGAAAACAAAAATAGTGTATATCAAGTCAATGAACAACAAAAAAATATGTTGTATGAACTTGTCAGAGAAGGTAAGGTAAATTTCTTTTGTTTCGTTTTTGCTTGGATGAAGGGCAAATTTGAGATAGATGAAAGTAAAATTACTGACGAAGACTACAAATTGTTTATTCAATGTATGAGTATTGTTAGACAGAATATAACAAGAAGATAAACTATCATTTGTTAGTATAAGTAGTTTTGTCTCTGAATGAAAGTTTTAGTTAAACGAAAATTTTGACTGAAACAAAAATTTCACGAAGAGTTTTTTATATTTGTATGTAATAAATGATGAACAAATTATGGAGATAAAATAATATGCCAATTAAAAGAGATCTTAATTCTTACTTTTCACAAATTCAGTCTGCTGGTAACACAAACCGGAACCGGTAGCAAGAAGAGTTACAAAGTAGAAAATGCTTTCACACCAGTCCTTAAGGACGGAAAATACAGTGTGGTAATGCGTTTCCTTCCTTGCCACCCATCTGAATTTGCACCTTTCGTTGAAAACCGTACTCATATGTTCCAGCTCCAGAATGGTTCTTGGTTCGGTTGCGATTGTTTGAGCAAGTGGGGTAAACCATGTCCTATTTGTGATTACAACCGTATGATGTGGAAGAAGTGGGGAAGAGAAGAAGGTAGAAACAAGGTACTTGGTAAATTCAAGCCAAAGTATGTTTCTAATGTTCTCATTGTGCGTAACCCTAATGCACCAGAAACAGAAGGCAAAGTTTTCCGCTTTGAATATGGTCCTCTCGTTATGAAGATGATTAGCGAAGCTATGACAGACCACGAAGACCAGGAAGCCGGATTGATTAAGGGTTTCAACCCATTTGACTGGAAGCTCGGTGCAAACTTTGTGTTTGAAGGGGTACAGGTTGGTAAGTTCACAAAGAACGATTCCTCTCACTTTGGTTCTCAAAAGCCAATTAATAAGTGGAATGGTAAGTCTTTCGTTGAATTGACTGACGCTGAAATTGACGAGATTGAAAAGAACCTTTACACTCTCGCTGATTGTGAACACAAGGAAGATGAAGTTAAGGACTACCAGCAAATTTTGGATGCTTACCTCGCAAAGAACGGAGCTCCATTGTTTGAAGGTACTGCAGCAAATACACCTGCACCTGCAACTTCAGTTACATCTGGTAACGATGAAGATGATGAACCTTCATTTACACCAAATGTAAGTGCTTCAACAGATGAAGAATCAGTTGACTCAGATGACTTCTTTGCTCGTTTGAAATCAAACTAATTCAAAGTTCTAGTTGAACAAAAAAATTTCAGGCACCATTGAAAAATGGTGCTTGTTTTTTTATATTGTAAAATAAATTAAACATAGGTAAAATTGAATGAATTATTTTCTTAACTCTAAACTCCGTATTCTAAATTTCACACATACTGATATGGACGGCGCTGTTTCAAACATTGTCATTCGCAACTACTTCAAGAATGTTATCACACAAACGATAACTTACGAACACGAAAACGAAATACTACCGAAAATGATTAAGGACAGAGATAAATTTGATGCTGTGATTTTTACAGATTTTTGTCCGGTTAACTTGTCACAAATTCAAGCATTTGGTAAACCAGTTTTGGTCTTAGACCACCACGAAAGTGCTATGAAATTCAATGATCCTAACAAACAAGTTTATATTTGTACAAAGTTCTGTGGTGCTAAATTGGCTTATGAGTTCTTTAATCACGATGATTGTATCAAGCACCTGAAAGATATTTGCGATGTTACAAATGACTATGACTTATACTTGTTGCAAGACCCAAGGAGTAAAGCATTTAATTCATTGTTCTGGAAAATGGGCTTTCCTTGGTTTGTAGAAAGATTTTTTACTGGTGATACAGATCTTTCCAAATCTGAAAAATTGTATTTGCTTCGCAGACAAAAAGAATTTAAGGAATTGTATGACAATTTGCCTATTCAGGAACTTTCCAATAAAGGTGTTGTTTGTGAAAGTGAACAGTTCCTTGGTGATATCTGTGACGCTTTGAGGAATGACGGTTACGATTGGTGTATCATTTATAGACTTGGTAATTTGTCAGTTAGAAGTTCAGATGACAGTGGAATTAACCTTGTCAGAGTTGCTGAAAAACTCGGTAAGGGTGGTGGTCATTTTCACGCTATTGGGGTTCCACAGTTGAAGGAAAATTTGGGTGAACTCATTAAACGAATTGAGACTGCAGTTGATGAAGTAATAAAGGAGAAAGATGCTGTAAATGCTCCAAATGAATTTATGCAGAGATTGCAGAATGCGAAATAAATAGAACAATGCAAATACAGTTAATTAATAATCAATTTGATTCTGATATGAAATCGTTGGAGTGGAATGCTTCCACTTACAACAAAATAAAAGAAAGTGTTGAACAACCTATTACAGTACTTGATAAAACCAAAATTCCACAATGGAAGTTTTGTACTGTAAAAGGTAAAAAACGCTGTACTGATAATATGGACTCCACAAATGTATTGATTCTGGACTTTGATGATGCTGGATACACCTACCAAGAATTTGAACATCAGTTTCAAGAATATCAATACATTTTACATACAAGTTATTCATACAACGGACAAAACAGTAAGTTTCGTGTTCTTCTATTTTTAGACAAGGAATATGAAATTAATAAAATGTTCTTTAAGTCTGAGACTTTGATTTTCAGTCCATATAATTATTTGTTAAATCATTTCCAACACGTTGACCCGGCAAGTTTTGTTAAAGCACAATTTTTCAAAGTACCTGCAGTCGCCAATGAAAATGCTCCTTATTATTACAGCATTCACAGTGGAAAATTATTTAACTTGTTTGATATACCAGGTTATCAAATTGCTTATATTGGCTGTGAAGACCACGAAAAGGAACAGAAGAAACAGCGTATGGCAAAATATGCTGTTATGAAAACACAGTTCAATGGTGATATGACAAATGCCATTAACTATGTCAAGCGTAAAATGGAAGAAGCACCATCTGGACTAAGACACAATGCGATTTTTGGCTTGGCAGCTTGGTTCTCTAAAGTTGGTGGTGATTATCAGACCTTTTCACGAATTAGACCTAGTTGGGCAGATAAAACTTTTGATAAACAAATTAAGCGTCTTGAGAAAGAATGGGATAAAATAGGTACAAAATGACTTTTGATGAATTAACTACTTTGAAAGAATTTGCTTCAAGCATTGGTTATGAAGTTAAACAAAGAGAACACGGTTTCGGAATAAAATTTCCTAATACTCAAGAATACAACTCATTTTTGGAATACAGCAATAATACTTCAAACATTATATCAATCGCACCTTATTCAGTACATTTGTTTAATGAAAATGTAGGTTATAAAATGGGATATATTTCTTATGACCTTAAAACCATTGAACTAAAAGCAATTAAAAATATGCTGAATAGAACGATGGAAAATAAAAAGGAATATCTGTTAAATCAGAAAATGAAAGCCATTGAAGAAGATTTTTAATGTAAACTATTTTTTACAAAAAAGCCATTGACAAAATCAATGGTTTTTTCTATATCTGTATAGATTATGGAGAATTATAATGGGTGGAAAAGCTACATTAAAAACTGGCGAATGTTCTGAAAAAATCATTTTGAAAGAGTTCACAAATGCTCAGTATACACGTTTTAAGCAGAGTTTGATTGAACTCATAGAAGATTTTAACCAGAAATACAAGATCTTTGCAGGTGAGCCACTTTGGACTGACCATAATGAAATTGTGAATTACGATATTTTCTCTGGAAGTGGCAATGCTTTCTTCAAAAAGAATAGGGACGAATATATCAATGTTAAGCCAATTATGGGTGATTTAGATGTTCAAGTTCCTGACAAAAATCGTGAAAAATTGAAAAAATTTTTAGAAAATTCCTGTGGTGCAACATTTGGTAAGTTTAAATATCTTGGTACTAAATATGGCCTGGATTTTTACAATGTGTTTCAAGCACCAAAAGAATTTAATCCTTCAGCTACTTTTGTACAGATTGATTTTGAATTTAACGAATATGAAGATGGAAAACCGAACCAATTTGACTTATGGGCAAAAAATTCTGAATGGATTGACTTACAAGAAGGATTAAAAGGTGTAGCAAAACAAGAATTATTACCTTGTGTGTACAAAATCAAATACAAGCGTATGGGTGTTTTGTTACAACCAAAATCAGATATTCCTGCTAAAAATCAGCGTGGTGGAAATTTCAATTCTTTATCACTTGGTCCTAAAGGTTCCCGTGGGCATTACATTCCTGCTCTTGATGAAAATGGAAAACAAAAAGTAGTAAATGGATTGCTTGCATATAGAGAAACATCTGTCAAAGATACTGGAACAAATAAAAATCTTGACAAAATCTTTGAAGAACTATTTGACCATCAGCCTGACGAAAGAGAACGAAATCTATTTTGGTCTTACCAAGGCTGTTTGCAGCTAATGAAAGAAAATTATACTGAAGAACGAATTAAGGAAATTTATAATTTGTATTCAAAGCACATGCTTGACCATACTGACAATGAAACAGTATACAATACAATTATGAAAAAATATGAAGAATATTTTCCTTATATCAATATGAATTTTGACAAATACTTGAAACAAGTAACTGGAGCATAATATGCCTTTAATGAAGAAAAAAGTTGTACCAAATACAGGTAAAAATGCTGGAAAAGAAATAGAAGTAAACAAATACTATTACTCCTCTAAAGATAAACCTGTAGCAGTTATTATGGGCTGTTTCTCACCATTCACTGGAAAGAAAGGACACGGGAAACAACTTGAAACTGCCATCAATTCTGGTATTGACGAATTTGTGCTTGCTATTGTTCCAAAGAAAGAAAAGATAGATAGTGACAGAAATATGTTCACATTGGAACAAAAGAAAGATATTGCTGAAGAAGCAATTAAATCATTGGGATATAAGTTAATTGATTCATTTATTGCACAGAAGAGTTTTGGTGCTTCAATATTGAAGGAAGTTGCTGAAAGACACTCTGATAGAAGAATTGTATTGATTTGTGGTCCTGATAGAGAAGACGAATACAGCAAATTTTGTAGAAAGTATGACTCGAAAAATTCACAAAAGCCTGGTCTTGAAAAAGATGATTACGAATACATTTTGAATGACCCAGGTAAAGAAAATATTAGAGGTACAGCTGTTCGTCAAACAATTAAAGACAATGACAGAGATTTGTTTATAAAGTTGACTGGATATACAAATAAAATGTGGACTAAACTTCGTGACTATGCGAAGAAAAATGGTGTAAAACTTGTAGAAAGTAATCTTGAACATTCACCTGAAGTAGCTCGTAAAGGTGTAAAGAAGATTGAAAAATGGGTAACCAGCATTAAAAACCCAAATACAGGTAAACCAAATGAACTGTATTATGTTGGTGGCTGTGTTCGTGATGAATTGTTGGGTAAGGAACCAAAGGACTTTGACCTTCTAACAACTATGGAAGGTAAAGAATTTGAAAATGCTCCAATATGGGACTCGGCTGACCATATGTTCAGAACTGGAAAAGTGATTATTCTCGGTTATATGGACGGTGAATGTTTTGAAGTTAACACAATTTATCCTGACCCAAAACACGAAAAAGGAATTGTGAATAATCTTAATCACAGAGATGTGACTGTTAATGCGATTGCAAAGAATGTAACTACAGGTGAATTGGTGGACCCGCTTAATGGAATTAAAGATATTAAAAACAAAGTAATTAGAGCCACTGATACTACTATGGAAAAATTTAGAAATGGTAAAGAACCAGTTAGAATTATAAGGGTTCTTCGTTTTATGGGATATTTTGGTCCTGATTGGAAAATATCACAAGACACGAAAGATGCTTTAATTCAATTTTCCAAAGTAAATAAGGGTAAATGTAAAATTCCACCTGGACAGTTTGCTGATAACTGGAATAAAATAAAATTCAACAAAGATAAAATTATTCAACTCATTAAGGAAATAGGTTTTCACGATTACTTTATGGAAAACTATCCTGACTATGCGGCTGATAATTAAAAAGTAGATTTACATACTTTAATTTATGGAGACCTTTTTAGGTCTCCTTTTTTCATATAAATACCTTTAGATAAAGATGGAGTTTATATGGAAAAATTTTCTGATTGGGTAGATATGAGCGAAATCCTTGATGAAGCCGCACTTCATCAAAGAAACGAAAATGACCTTTATGGTGAAACATTTGAAAAGCTCGTTGTAAATGCACTTGGTGGCAAAGTAGAATTAACTTATGCTGAACGAAATTTGATTGAGCCAGAACTGGTTCAGATGGCTGTTAAAGCACTAAAAAAGAGATTTGTTAGAAGAACAACAGTTGTTCATACTGGTTCAGCCGTAAAAAACTCCAATGGTGATATAGAAATCAATGGTAAAGCAATTGAAGTAAAATTTGTTGCTACTGATAAAGGAACTTACTATAATACTTCAACAGAATTTTTTAATAAAGTATTTGGATTGGACTCATATACAATGACAGACAAATACTTTAAGCCTGTTCGTGATTATTTGGCAAAAATTTATGGTGATTCTGTTTATTCAGGTATTTCACCATTGACTAAGGAACAAGCAAAGGAAATGCAAGACGATGAAAAACTTCACGAAATAGAAATGGCTTGCAGAAGAAAGTATGTTTCATATTTGACAAAGTATTTTTCTAGTCACCCAGAAGAATGTTCTAAACTCTATGATGTAATTATTACAAAACAGAACTCCAATAAGAAATCACCTAAATATTACTTAGTTTGTAGATACAACAGAAAAAGATGTGATTTGTACGAAACTAAAGATTTGATTGATGATGTAAAGAACTTTTCATTTACAGAAAATATGACACAGTTCTTTATCGGTAATATTGTTGTTAAAGTAGGTTGGCAAAATGGAGTAGGATTTAATCCATCTGTTAGATGTAAGTTTAGATAATTGTGAGGTGAATTTTGGCAGATAGAATTTTTGTTACAAATGGTTGTTCCAATCATACTGAAGAAGTAAGGGCAGATAACGATTTTTACGCAACTAATCCTAAAGATGTGGAATTGCTATTTGATGAATGTAAAATAAATTTTTCACAGAATATTTTGGAACCTTGTGCTGGCGAAGGCCATATAGCAGAGGTGTTCAAAAAACACGGATTTAATGTGACTACTGCCGACTTAGTTCAGAGAACATATAATCTTGACAAGACCTGGGATTTTCTGACCCAGACTGAACAGTTTGATGGCGATATAGTGACTAATCCACCTTATGACTTGGCGTCAAAGTGCGTGGAAAAATCTTTAGAAATGATACCTGAAGGCCACAAAGTTGTAATGTTATTGAAACTTACATTTTTGGAGAGCAAAAGAAGAAGAAAATTATTTGACACAAAACAGTTAAAAACAGTCTATGTGTTTTCAAATAGAACTGGTTGTGCCAGATGGGGTCTAAAAGAAAATTTTGAAAAAGGGAGTGCTGTTGCTTATGCCTGGTACGAATGGGTAAAAGGATATAACGGTGACCCAGTTATTAAATGGATAAATTGAGGTGAAATTATGATACCAGAATTACATAATCAGTTGTGGGAAGCTTTTAGTGATATTAACTTTAATGAACCTGACCACAAATATACAGATAGTCTTAATACAGAATATCAGTCTGCTACTGGGTGGATTAAACAATTTGAACCAGAAACAGACTGGGATACGATTAAAGAACGAAAAGCCAAAAAAGAAGGAGTTACTGTTGAAGAAATAACTGCTAGATGGGATGCTGCAGGTGACTATGCAACTCATTTACGGAACTCAAGTTCACTCTGTTATGGAATTAATCTGGCAGAAGAAAAATTATAACTTTGATAAACGATTGAATGAAAAGTTTCCTGATATGGAAGAAGATTTTAACTTCCGTAAACAGCGTTGTATAGAACTCTTTAATAAAATGAAAAAGGTTTATACTCCAATTGCTAATGAATTTATTGTTTATGACCAGCCTAATGGTATTTGCGGAACGATTGATATGCTTGCTTACAATAGAGTAAATAACTGTTTCGCAATTATTGACTGGAAAACAAGTAAAAGATTTGATACAACTAATCACTTTGAAAACTATATGAAAGCACCGTTTGATAATGTACTTTATTGTAACTGTGCAGAATATTCTTTACAACTTAGTTTGTACAAATATATTCTTGAAAAACATACTGATATAAGAATTGGTGAAATGGTGCTTTTCCAAATACCTGGAAAAGATAATCCTTGCCCACAAGTTTATAGATGTATGGATTTTAGTCCTCAAATATCAAGTTTGTTAAAAAACTAAAAATAATGCCTTGCTATTGCAGGGCATTTTTATTTTACTATATTTGTAGAAAATATAGGAATATAATTACTATGCTGATGAGTGAATTTAAACAATATTTTGACGATTTTATGTCAGATCTTGAAGAAGATAAAAAAGTAGAATATGATATTACTGATTGTTTCCGTTTAAGTAACGAATGTATGGATTTTGCAGTTGCAACTATGCAAAAGGGTAATGAAGCTTTAAGTGATGATTACTTGAAACTTGCCAGAGATTTTGCTTTGCTTCGTGAAAAATACAATAAATCATTTGAAGACGATAGAGCAGACTTTACTGAACAATTATACAACCATTTACAGAATAATTCTTCAGGCGCTTTTGTAGTTGGTGAAAATACAGCACAAAAAAATGCTTTAATAAAAGAATTTAATTCCTTGTATGCTCGTTATAAGGCACTTGGAGATTTCAAATGAAAATTAAATTGTATAATAAATGTAAAAATGGTGAAGAATATTTTAATACATTTGATATTGAAACACCTTTGAAATATGTGTTGCGTTTGGAAGATTCAAAATCAACTGACCAGTCTGGTAGATTGGGCGGCATATACATTTTAATCTGCACTAAAGGTTATTTCAATAATAAGATTGATTTGGATAATTTGAATTTGAACTTTGAAGAAATTAATTATGTCACAGTTGACGATAAAGCATTCATTATAAAGACCAAAGATGATGTTAAAAATTTCTATAAGTATTTAACTGGATTTGATGTTAATTTGTTTATAAAAGAATTTGAGAATTTAGATAGAGTTAATTCAGTAGAGAAAGATTTTCAATGATATACTTGAAAAAATATTTAAGTTTGTTTCAAAATCAATATCCTGATAAAGTATTTTCTTGGGAACAGGACAAGACACGGAAACTTTGAACGAATTGTCTGTGATGGTGAAGTAATAATGGAAATTGAACGATATTACAAGACCATTGAAAGTGAAACTGGTGTTCCTGAAATAACAAAAGAAATTGACCCTAACAGAGGATATATTGTACTTTATTTCTTCAATGATGGTCACCAGAACCATTACAATTTTTATGGAATGGAAATTGAAGACCCTTATATGAATGAAAGAAAGGATTGGAATAAACTTCATTTATCATTAACGGGTAGTGAGTGGGTAGTCAAACAGTGTATTCCTTTTATGTTTCAGAGTGACCCTGAAGTTATAGAAAAGTTAAAAGAATCTTTAATGAAGCAAAATACAATTATGCAAGATTTTTCAAGAGGTGAATAATGGGTATTGAAGATTTTATGGATGAAGGCCAAGAAATAAAAACAAAAAGAGATGAAGTATTACTTATAGATTTTCATAACTTGGCTATGAGAAATTTATTTGCACAGCCTTATGACCCAACAGATGTTTCGTTTTTGGGTTTTCGTATTGCTATGCTTATGAGCATTAGAAAACTTGCAAGAGATTTTAAGCCAAATAGAATTATATTCTGTAGAGAAGCACACGATAGAAACTGGCGTTCAGATGTGTATGAAGAATATAAAGTAAATCGTATTGCTGCAAGAGCAAGTTCAACAGTTGATTTTGAAGCATTTTTTCCAGTGAATGACTCATTTGTGCAGGGACTTAAAGACAGTATGAAAAACTGTCAATTTTTAACTGTTCCTCATTTGGAAGCCGATGATTTGATTGCTTCTATTGTAATGAATAAACCAGAATGGAATATTACTCTTGTTTCAACTGATAAGGATTTTTATCAACTTCACACTCATAGAAACTTCAAACAGTATGACCCAATTAAGAATGAATTTGTAGCTGTAATGAACCCAGATGCTGCATTGGCAGAGAAGATTGTTCGTGGCGATAGAAGTGATAACATTCCACCATTGAAGAAAGGTGTTGGTCAGAAAACATTTGCTAAGATTTATTCTGATGGTTTACAAGATTGGGTGACAACAAACTTCCTACAGGAAGCATTTGATAGAAATACACAACTTATTTCATTCAAAGCAATTCCATTAGAATATCAAAAGCAAGTAAAGGACGCTGTAGATAGTTTCCAACCAGGTGATTTTGACGCTCGTTCTTTCTATAATTTCGTTATTAGTGGCGGAATGGGCAGTTTTCTGGACAAAATCAACGATTTTATCAATATTATTAAAGATGTAAAGTAAACTCTTTTTCATAAACATATATTGAAAACTATTAACCAATTTATTATATTGAATTGAAAATTTAACTAAAAGGAGCAGATAATGGCTTATATTTACGAAAAGAAATCACTTAAAATGACTGGTCTTTATATTACATTCAACCGTGGCGGTTTGTACGATGCCGATGGTGAATATGGAACTTCTCACTTGATGGAACATTTGCTTTGCAAGACTTTCAAGGACGAATATTCTAACTTGACGAAACTTAATATTGATTGGAATGCTTACACCAGTAATGAACTTGTTGTTGTTCATTTCACTGGTATGGAAAAGTACTTTACTAGCGAAGTGAAAACTCGTTTAGTGAAAAAGTTGCTCGGTGGTATTTCTATTTCCCGTGAAGAATTTGAAACTGAAAAGAATGTAGTTCTTCAGGAATATATGGATAGCTTCAATGACCCAGAAACAATGGGAAATGTTATCCGTGAAAAGTTTAATTATTTTGGTGCTATTGGTCGCAAGGCTGATATTGAAAAATTCTCTTTTGAAGATATGCAGCGCCATTACGAGTTGTATTATACAAAGCCGAATAAAATTATTGAAGTCGGTCCATCTTCTACTGATTTCTCTTTCGTGAATTTTGCTGAAACACCTGTTGTGCCAGCAAGAAAGCTAAAGTATTCTGATAAAAACAAGAATGTTGAAACAGAACCACTTCCTGAAAACAATAAAACCACAGTTCGTTATTTGAGCAAGAAGATGGTTTCTAAGTCTGATTACGCAGCATTGAAGACTGCATTGGTGATGTTGACTGGTGGTCTTGAGTCTCCGATGTACAAGCGTATTCGTGCAGAAAAGGGTCTGTGCTATGGTGTGTTTGGTATTACAACCAATTTCATTACTGAAGCTTCCGTTGTGTTCGGTGCCACCACTGACACGAAGAATAAGGACGCTTTGAAGAATGAATTTGAATATTTCTTCAATGATATTAAGCCACATTTGACACAGGAACGCTTTGACGATGTTATTCAAAGCTTCTCCATCAGTGAAGAAGAAAACAAGATTTTCCGTTACAAGGGAATTAACGATGTAATTCGTAAGGGTTATGTAATGATTGGCAAATCTTATAAGAAGCTCACACTTGAGAAGGTTCAAGAAGTTGCTGCCAAATACATTAACAAGGACAATTTGAAGCTTTTCTTCATTAACGAAAAGGTGTAATAATGATTAATTTAGGTTGGATTCCAGGATATTTGCAGACTTGTGGAAATATGCTTAGAAATTCAATGAGCAATTCTTCACATAGGTCTGCTGAAGTAGACAGTTATGGAAAGAAAGTAATGGCTCTAATGGATGCAGACCCAATGGCAAGTATCCTTTATAGTGATTTACATTCTGTTTCAAAGATTATGGCAGATTGTGAATACGAAGGGAAAACACCTGAATATTGTTACCAACAAATTAGACAGAGTTATGGACTATGATTCAGTGTTCAAGAACCTTATCAAAAGAAGAAGTCTTTTTATTTGGCTTGCGTGATTGTGCGAAGTCACTGGGTTGTACTTGTGATTATCATAATGGTTATGACCCAAGTCTAGGTATAGATGGAGTTGCTCCAGACCATGCTTTTATTATGTGTAAGTACAACAGCCAGAATATTTTTCTTCTTGAATATGATGGATGGGACCGTTGTGAAAATTACGGTAACATTTTTGACCGAGAACGCTTCTATATACATACATTCAATGAGTGTAAACCATTCACTAAATTTAAAAAGATGGTGAATGATTTGAAGAAAATGCTTAGAATGGATTATATTAGTGTTCCATACAGTCTAAGTAATCAAAACACAAGAACAATTATTCCCAGCATTTATAACTGGGATAATCATACTATACAGAATTTGCGTACAAGATACGATTATTCTTCAGTTGAAGATGTAAAAAATCTAATGAAGTATATGGTATCAGAAAACGCAGTCAATTTAAAACTTCGTGACAATTA